GCCACTCATAATTGCAGCACATACCCAACACTTTCCATAAGCCATTAGTTCTCTCCTGTCTTAAGACTTAATCTCGTAAGATTGACAGACCATCATGACAACATCATTAAGTTTGTCAATTAAATCTGCCTTCTCATTTTCGGTTAAGTGTTTAGTCATGCTTGATGTGACCGTTGATTTCCATACATTAGCCATTAGTTTTCTCCTGTCTTAAGTAATAATCTACGGGCTATCCGTAGATTAGTTTGCCCCAAATTGCATACTGAATTACGATGTCGCCAAAGCACCCGTCATAATCGTCAATGTCTAGCGCGTGTCCACCGCAATGTTGTTGCCCTTGTTGCAGGGCTAGTTCATACCCTCGGCGCATGTCCTCTACGGTTACGACATAGGTTTTTGGTTTGACTTCTGTCGTGTCGTAAATCTTTACGTCTTGCGGATTAGGTATTAAGTCAGAACCTTCATACTTCCAAAGGTGAATGTCGTGACCGTTGGGCTTGCGTATTTTGTTACACCAATACACCATGCCCGCTCCGTCACAGCCCCAAATTGCTTCCCATAATTCGCCAACTGTAAAGGTCTTGCTTACTGTTAGTGTGTCGCTTGTGTTCATCGTTTCTCCTGTCGTTGTTGGTTTAACTATGACACGCGGTGCATGCATAGTCAAGGGTTTTTGGTGTGATGTTGGTCACATGTGGTTTTCTAATAGTTGTTCCTGGTATTCAACAAATGCATGCCATGAATGTTCATGTCCCTCGTCATTAATTGTCTGACTTAAGACATTAATTAACACGGGGTAATCCATGGTTTCAATTTCGTTTTGTTGCACAATTCCAATTCCAAATCCAGTTTTGGTATCGCGTTCGGGCTTGGTTAATTGGTCAATGATAATTCGTAGGCAATAATCCTTGTCCTCCCACCTTGGGCGGGCTTGGTCTAGTGCCATTGCCAAATCTTTTCGCCAACTATCTGCGCCCCAATGTGAGTACAAATAAATCAGCGTGTCGTTGTGTTCTTCTGTCTTAAAACAGAAATTAATTCGTGCTCCCATTTTTATTTATCCAATCCGTAGCATTGTGTCATTGTCTTAAAGCAGTAGTGGTCGCCCACCCAGTTCACATGGTCTGTTACCCACATGAGTCCAGCAAATGCAAGGATTGCGGGGATAATTACCAGCACAATCCACCCTCTGCGTGTCAGTTTCATCGGTTGTACTCCTTCGCGTGTTGGCATTGGTCAAGTGGAATAAGGCAGTCACCGCACAGCGTGCCTTGATGTACTTCACAGTAATACCATGTGTCATCTGTCTGTGCGCCACAATCTTTGGCGTGGCAAATTAAATTCTTGTTCATTAGTTATCTCCTGTCTTAAGTCCTAAATCTTCATCTTCTTCGGGCAGTTCTTCTTCAACTTCTTCCACCCCATGCACAATAATGCTTAGGTCATGGCAGAATTGCTTGAAGATTTCATCTGGTTCGGTGCTCTCGTCTGCGGTAAAAGTAAACTCCAGCACTTCACCGCTTGGCTCGTGGATAATCTCCACTTTGTGCTCGTACTTTGTAACTGTTGCCATGATTTAATTCTCCTGTTCTGTCTTAAGTCCGATGTAATGGCGGGCGATGTCATCAAATACGGCAGACCCCCACCCGTTGAGCAGTTGTGAAAGCAAATCGGCGGTGTAATCTCCGCGATTGTGGCGTGCGCTTTCAATAACGAGAGAAATTCTGCTCTCGTACTTATGGCGCAAGATGTCCGACATTGTGACTACGCTTCGCCCTGATTCTTCTACCAGTTCCATGTGTTGATGGTAAGCGTTGGCGTTGTTGTCGGTTACTAGCAAGTAATCTGTCACAAATTGCTCGCGTGATGTTGGTGCTATTGTTTCCATTTTTTCTCCTGTCGTTCTCTCGGTGTCGTGTTCTATTTTTCCCGATTGCTCGCGGGATTGCAAGCATTTCGAGTGTGATGTTGGTCACACGTGCCCCCGTTGGATTGTGAATCCGTACCCTTTCGGCGGGGGCTTTCTGTCTTAAGTCTTATTCCTCCGCTCTGAATAGTTGCTCGCATTGGTCACAGCGCACACCGTTTTGAATCACCGTGGCGCTCGCGCGGATTATCTGCTCACAATCGCACACCGCTTTGATGAGATTGGTATTTCTGCCTTTTGGCTTTTGCTCTCCCTCTCCGATTGCGGAGATTTCTAGGGCACATTCAATGGCTTTCAAAGCCCGCGCCCATCGCTTTGCGCCCTCATCGGTGAGGGTAGTTTTTGCGTGTCCTTTCTTTGCGATTTTTTCTGTCTTAAGCCCGATAGATTCTGCTGTGAGTTTAAAGTTCTCATTATGGTATTGATTGCTTGAACAATCCTTAATCCCGTTTTGGTGATTAATTGAATGTGCAACTTCATGAAGAAGTGAACCGAGGACAGATTTTGCGCCCTCTTTGAAAATCTCCGCATTAAGGGCGATTTCATGGAATTGCTCGCCATTGGATTCCCATGGTGTCCATGTTGTGAAGTGAGCGCGTACGCCTTTCAAATTGCGGGTCACTAGGATTGTTGCGTTCATTGCGCCCGTTTCTTCTTTGATGATTGCGTGTGCCTTTTCAAGCGCCTTTGCAATCGTTGAAAGTTGTTCTGCCTTTTTTGTTGTCGTTGTCATTTTTTTTCTCCTGTCTCGTTAAGCCCTTGTGACTTAAGCGATAACCGTATTTTGCCCGCATGAATTTTGAAAGTCAACCGATTTTGCAAGATTTCTTGAAAAATCTTTTTGGTGAGCGTGAAGTGTGACCATTGTCACATGGTGAGCGTAAGTCTGCTCGTGTCTTAAGTCATCTCACATTGTGAGACCGCAATCAATCACAGCGCAAAAAGAAAGCGGGGGGGGCGGGGCGATGTGAGCCGTTTTGATAGTAGTCGTTGCAAAAGCCGATAGCCCTGCAAAGCCCTAGCCCTGCCCTGCTTTGCTGTCCTGCTTTGCCTAGTTGTGCAAATAGAGGAGGCTTTGCTCTGGGGTTTGACCCCAGGGTTTTTAAATTTGCCTGTGTATGTGTATGTGTGTATCTACCTACATAACTTTGATAGTCCTCGTTATGTATGCTCTGACCTGCACTTTTACCGTAGGCACAAGCCGAAGGTAAAAGAAATAAAAAAAACTTTCAAAACGAGTGTCCAAAAACCCCGCATTGGACACCTAATAGTATATGTAGGGCAAAACAATATGTGCCCTACGGCAAAGCATACTGGCAGCCCTTAGGCTGCCCCCTAGTAATTGCCCTAACCTACGGCTTCCGCCTTAGGGCTACAGCCTACGGTTAGGAAAGGATAAACTGCAATGCTTCCAGTAGGTCGCATTGCTTACTACGCCTATGGAAAGAAAAAGAACTACTGCTGCATCCCATAAGTCGGATGCCATCAAGAAACAAATTATAGATTTTCTCATGCAAGGTTACTCTGTCCAAAAAGCAATGGATGCTGTCGGGCGCTCGGTAAAGACCTATGAGTATTACCGTAAGACCGACCCTGACTTTGCTGCAGGCATAGACAAGTTGCGAGCATTGACCGCCAGAGGAGAAGTAGGCGGTCCGACCCAAGAAGTACCAGACTTCCCAACATTTAGCGAAAAGTATCTTGGGGTACAAGTTTTCGAACATCAACGCCATTGGATTGATTTACTAGAGTCCAGAGTGCCAACAAATGTTCATCCATCAATCATATACGAACCAGGTGACAAAGACCTGCTTATCGTAAACACTCCCCCTGAACACGCAAAGTCAACGACCATTACGGTCAACTATGCTGTATATCGGATTTGCCAGAACCCTAACATCAGAATAATGGTTGTGTCTAAGACACAGGCTATGGCACAAAAGTTCCTGCTCTCCATAAAGAACAGACTCACCCATCCTCGTTATCAGGACTTACACCTCGCCTTTGGACCTCCAGGCGGATTTGAAAAGAACTCTGATTCGTGGAAGCAGGACCTTATTTACTTATCATCAGATGCCCGTGACTCTGGTGAAAAGGACCCAACGGTTCAGGCTATTGGTATACGTGGACATATCTACGGTGCCCGTGCTGACCTTATCATCATGGATGACTGTGTTGACCATACCAACGCCCATGAGTACGAAAAGCAAATTGACTGGATTCAGTCAGAAGTTATGTCTCGTATTGACAATGATGGTGGTAAGTTACTTGTAGTAGGAACTCGCCTTCGCCCAAAAGACTTGTACTCTGAACTGCGTGACCCAATGCGCTATCCAGACGAGACTTCACCATGGACTTACTTTGCTCAGCCTGCGGTATTGGAATTTGCTGACGACAATAAAGACTGGGTAACTCTCTGGGCTAAAACAAACATGCCACCCGTATCGGGTAAGGGCATACCAGATGAGAACGGTCTATACGTTAAATGGGATGGCGAGGCTCTTAACAAAAAGAGAAGCCGTATGTCACCAAACTTATGGGCAATGGTTTATCAACAACAACAGGTGCATGAAGATTCTGCTTTTCCTGCCGATGCTGTTAAAGGCGTTATCAATGGCGCTCGCAACGTTGGTATTATCCCTAAGGGCAAGGCTGGCAATCGTCATTCTGGTATGGATGGTTTAGTTGTTCTTGCTGGACTAGACCCAGCCATGGCAGGACATACTGCTGCAGTTTGTATTGGCGTAGACATAGCAACACAAAAAAGATATTTACTTGATGTATCTAACCAGCCAGGTATGAAGCCTGATGCAATCAGAGAACTGATTAAAGACTGGACAGATAAATACCAAGTTTCTGAGTGGCGCGTTGAAAAAAATGCATTTCAAGCGATGTTGACTCAGGACCGTGAGGTACGCGAATACCTTCAAGCGAGGGGTGCGATACTTAAGGAACACCATACTGGAAACAATAAATGGGATACGGATTTCGGTGTCGCATCCCTCACAACATTGTTCTATGGTTATGAAGAAGGTAATGCTCTAATTGAGTTTCCTTCAACTCACGCTTCCGAAGGTTTAAAGGCTTTGATTGAGCAGTTGGTTACTTGGTATCCAGATGCGCCTAAATCACAAAAAACGGACTGCGTAATGGCATTTTGGTTTACGGAGTTAGCGGTCAGAGACCGTATTAACAATGCAACTGCCTACGCAAGAAATCATTCTAGGAACAATATGTTCCACACCAAGTACGACAAATCCCAACAAGCAATAGTCTCATTGGCAGACTTAATTACAATCTAAGGTAGGAGGTGAACATGGCACTATCTATTGACGATATTAAAGATTTATATGACCGTTCTCGCCGTATGTATGACGAGCGTGATACTCGTATGAATCAGGTTCTCCTAGTTCGTCAAGGTAAGATGCGAGATGTTTACCCAGATTTATTCCCTGATGGTCCATTTGAAAATCCTATTGTTGCAAATATGGTTGACATTGCTGCCAGAGATTTATCAGAAGTAATTGCTCCACTTCCTTCATTTAACTGCAACTCAACAACTATGGTTTCTGAGGCTGCACGTAAGAAGGCTGACAAGCGTGAAGAAATTGTCAACGGTATTGTTGATTTCTCTGACCTTCAAACACAAATGTTTAATGCAGCAGACCGTTATGTTACATACGGATTTGTTGTAGCACAAGTTGAAGTTGATGAAGAAGCACGTATGCCACGTATCCGTTTCTTAGATTCACTTGGTGCATATCCAATCATTGACCGCTATGGCAAAGTCACTGCTTTCTTCCAACGCATTAACAAGCCAACACAAGAGTTGATGGCTCAATATCCTGAGATTGCACACCTTATCTACGACAAGAACAACCAATCAACTATGTCAGAGGTAGTTCGCTACCATGATAAAGACCAAGATGTTTTGTTCTTACCTAATCGTAGTTACTTAATTCTGGATAAGGCACCTAATCCACTAGGTGAAGTTCTTATCCGTGCAGTTCGCCGACCATCTATTGATGACCAAGCACGCGGTCAATTTGATGATGTACTTGCTATTCAGGTAGCAAAGGCGCGTTATGCCCTGCTCTCACTTGAAGCAGCAACTAAATCCGTTCAGGCACCTATTGCGATGCCACAGGATGTACAGGAGATTGCCCTTGGACCAGATGCTATTATGCGTTCCAACAAGCCTAACGAAATTCGCAGAGTCCCGCTTGAAATACCTGCAAGCACTTTCCAGCAGCAGGGCGTTCTTGAAAGCGAACTGCGCTTAGGTTCACGTTTTCCAGAAACACGCACTGGAAACTCAGATGCTTCTATCATCACAGGTCGTGGTGTTCAAGCACTTATGGGTGGATTTGATACACAAATTAAAACAGCACATGCAATGTTTGCACGTGCTTTTACAGAATTACTTGCTTTGGCTCTTAAAGTTGACGAAAAGGTTTTCGGCAATGAGCAAAAAGAACTAGATGGTATCTTTAATGGTACTCCTTACAACATAACCTACAAACCAGCCAAGGATATTGCGGGCGACTATACCGTAGACGTTCAATATGGACTTATGGCTGGACTTGACCCTAACCGCGCACTCGTGTTTGGACTACAAGCACGTGGTGATAAGTTGATTTCACGCGATTTCTTACGCCGTCAGATGCCATTCTCCTTCAATGCAACACAAGAAGAAGAAAAAGTTGAGACAGAAGAACTCCGCGATGCAATGAAACAAGCGATTGCTTCGTATGCACAG